GAGACCCATGGATTCTGTATCACGGTAGAAAGTTGTACCTTTAACTTGAACTAATGCCATAATTAACCTATAAATTAGTATTTGAAGGTAAAGCAATACATCTTAAATCCGTTAAGAAAGGTGTATATGTATGATCAGTTGATGTTAGTACAATTTTGATTGCGAATTGACTGAAGTTTGTATATGATTGACCATTCGTGCTAGTGTAAGAAACATAACCCTGATCTACACCATTTGTTCCTGGTGAGAAAGTATATTCATACAAGTTTGATCTTGTTTGCGAATATAGTGTATCAGAACTGTTTGTCATGGTCATTAATTGCCAACTACCATCATCGAAACTTTGTGTATCTGTTCTACTTAATATTTTGTAGTAAACAAGGATATCTGTGTTAATAGGACGATATGCTGTCATATACACATTTAAGTCACCAGAATCAAATCCAGCATTTAACACAACTTTCTTTGTCATATATTTAGCTATAGCAGGACCACCAGAACTAGAAGTTTCACCAGTAATTATAATATTAGCCCTTGATGTGTTACTTCCCAGTATAGTGATTGTTGGTGTTGTAACATACCCAGAACCGACTGAAGTGAACGTTACACTAGAAACTGCATTATTCACCACGTTAGCTATAGCATATGCTTGCTCACCATTTCTTCCTGTTGGTGCCGAAACAACTACGTTGGCAGTTATTACATTACCATTTGCATAACCAGTGCCACCATTAACAATAGTAATTAAACTATTTGACAATTCACAGTTATTGATATTCCATTGAATAGAATAAACCGACAATCCTGCATCAGAAATGATTGGACTTACAGCAGGATCAACTGATGATAATTGTGCATATAACGAGAACGAGGTATTTGAATTTGCAGCAAGTATACGTTCACCTAATCCATCACTCAGATATATGTTATCAGACATTGATGTGGCATATTTACCTGGATTAACATTTCTTAGTCCTGCTGCCGAACCAGAAGCCAATGTTGAATTGTAAGAATATCCAATACCTGTTGTGCTTGGTAAGAAATCTGTTGTTGTGATATTAAAAGCATCAGCCACAACGTTTGATCTTGTTACTGTAGTTACTGCATTGGATGTCACATTTGAATTTTCAAAATAAGCAATTGAAGTATCAATCATTGATCTTTGTGGCAATCCATTAGGAACAACAAACTGAATGCTTGGTGTCACTGATGTATTGAACACACATCTATCAACAGTAAACATCAATCCTTGATTTTGTTCCGCTGTCCATGTTTGTGAGTTCTGTGATATAAACAAAGAACCTGTATATGGAGGAGTAGAAATCTTAGTGATTGTTGTTGGAGTTGGATCTGTCGGTAAGTTTTTAACAGACGATGGAATTGCTGTATCGCCATTAGCCGCAGTCCACATCGTATATTCATTACTCGATGATCTGAGAATGAATGCATACATTACATCTGGTTGAATATATACAGGAACAGCAAACTTAAATTGAGTATATGTTGTGTTATCCAAATAATGTGGATTCTCAGATGTTTTAATTTGATCTGGAGTTAATGTTACTACAGAATGGTCTAAAGTTAAACCATTTGGATAACCATTTAATGTTCCAACAATTGATAATGTAACTGGTGAATTAACAATTGTTGGTTTTGATCTGAAGAAAACTTTAATGTCGCTCAAAAATACACCATTGGGATAATTTTCAACATCAACCATAAATGTTTGTGCAACTGGATCGTATGGTGACAATGATGAAAAAGTATCTTCACTTACAGATACGGATGTACTTACAACAGTTCTTTGTTGTGTTCTTGTGAAAGTTCCTTTTGCGCCAGATGGAGATGCACCAAAATCAATTTCTTGAACTTTTGTAGATAATCCAGATGCATAGAAAGTACTTTGAGCATAAGTTGTCGCTGTATTTGCATTTCCGTTTGTGTTATTGTCAACACGGAATACTCTCTCGCCTGTATGAAAAGCATTTGGAGGTATATTCAATATACCATAGAAACTACCAGTTTCATCTGATTTGAATCCACCAACCGAATAAAAGTCTCCGTTTGCACACGATACTGATGCTGAGGTAACTGTTACATTTTTTGTTGCTACGTTATAAGAGTTGATAATATACGACTGACCACTACCAACACCTGCGGTGATTTGAATTGTATTACCTGTATAAATGTCAGTTGAAGATGACAATGGTGAGAGTGTTATTGTATTTCCAGAAACACCCTTAACTACAGCAGCAACGTGCTTTGTTGAAACTATTGTACCTGCCGCAGTATTTGATTGATAAACGCCAGATGCATTAAATAAAGCATTTTGAATAACACCTGTAGTTGAATATGTTGATGAATAACCATCAGCAGCAACATATAATCTTGTGTTTGCGGTTTGTGTTATTGAATTGACTGTGTTAGGATATACATAAACACCGACAACTCTTGCTGTACTCTTAAATGCACCACCTGTATAATAACCAATCACATCATCTTCTTTGAATCCACCATTACTCAAATTCACATTTGTCAATTCAATAATATTTGGATTTCTTACATATCTATCAACATCAATACCGTCAAATGTCGTATGTAATGTAGTATTAACCAAAAGTCCCTTTGTTCTAGCAACAACTTGTTGTGGTCTAATCCAAGGCAAAATACTAATATCGGTAATGTATCCATTATTAAGTGCATAGGTATTGCCAATTCTACTGTATGGACCTAATATATTATTTTGACTTTGTAATGATGATGTTGATGTAAATGTTGTTGTAGTTGTAGTTGTTGAATCTGACTGAACACCAATACCTGCACCAAATCCCCAATCTTGTGACCAGTTATGATTTTCTTGTTGTGTACTAGATGATGATTGTGATGATGAGGAAACGGATGTGCTTGTGGATGAAATAGTTTGCCAATCACCAACGCTCAATATGTTAACGCTATTAGACGCTCTATAGACTTGTAAGTTTGGGTCCGTGATCAGTAATGCTGGCGCATAGTCTTTATCTACCCAGTTGTCTGTATTTGGTGTTAATTGAATCACACCCTCAGACCTAGGGATAGCAAATGGATTTATATTTGTATCTCTGCTGGCAATTTTTTGTGTGATCACATTTGATGTGGTATATGGTAGTGTAAAATAACTAACATAACCATCTTGATTGATTGCAATATTTTGTGCCGCTGCTGCCGAAGGAACCAATGCTCCCATATTGTATGCTTGTAATAATGATTTCAATGGGAAATTATTAACATTTTGACTTGCGGTCATTTGTCTTGTTCTTTTGTTAATGGTGGCAAAATAGTCACGGTTAAGTGTATCTGCTGCCGCATAACTTGAGAAGTCATCTACCAAAATACCATTTTTGAAACGATTCAATCCTAGTGCATCTGAAATCTGCAATGATTGTGCATTTTGTTCTAATAGATTGAGTGCTGTATAATATTCAACTTGATTGATACGACTTTCCAGACCTGAAATGTCTTGCATCGTATATCGTTTATGCTGAACTTTATCAATCGAAAGATTAGCTGGAAGACCAGAATTAGGAACTTCTGAAGGTAAATATGCTGTATATGGATCCAGATTTAAATTGGCAACTAATAATGCACCATCAGGTGTTGGAGGAAGTATTGGTTGTAAAGAAGGTGCGCCCTGAATTATATTGAAACTCTTATCTTTTGTTAATACTAAAAGGTCTTTTCGACCAAGATAATAAGCATAATCACCAATAAATGTTGAACCATCTATAGGTAAAAATGCTACATCACCAGAATCAAAAGCAAATGCTGTCGTTGCGTTTGTTCTTGTTGGTCTAAAGTCAACACAATCACGGAGTGTATATGTTGTACCATTTGTACTTGTATATCTTGGAATCTGATTGTAATTTTCTGGACTTGTCGCTATATCAATGTACGACATTTTACTGAAATAACCACCAACAGTACTTGAATGTTGATAGAAATTCATTAGAACAAGAATATTACCTATTGGTTGAGGTGCGCCTGAACGTAACGTTAATGTTGCATGGTCGTAAAAGTTATCTCTTTGTCCATTATCAAAAATGTAATTATTCGTGATATCATGAGATGGATTTGTTAACATTGCTACATTAGCTGAAGTATTCGCACTACGTGTATCTATAATTTTAATTACATTTTTTACATCAGAAATATATAAACTTTGTTTTAAACCAGGAGAAACTAATCCTGCTTTTGTAATATAAACTTGACCTAATGTTTGATCAATAAAAATATTTGTGTTTACAGTTGTTCCGCTTACATTAACAACTGTTGTATTTGCATTAACTAAATTTTTATTTTTTAATACATAACTTGTATTATCACCATTTAAAACTTGAACTGTGACAATTACATCTGCTGTAAATCCACCACCAATAGCAGAAGTGGCAACTGACATATCTGCTACAGATGTAGTTGCACCTGAAGTTATTGTAACTGTTCTACCTGTTGTTGACCAGTTAACTAAATCGCCAACAGCAAAAGTAGATGTTCCGGCATTTGTTACAATAACAGTAAAGTTTTGTTTGACTGTACTTGGACTTAATACTCCTGAACCAATGTGCTTAATTGCACCAGAATAAGAAGAAAGACTTAATGTTCCAGTAACAGTTGGCGAACCAGAGAAAGAGACACCTTTAAATACTCTCGTTGTTGTGTATGATGTGTCGGTTAAATTCGAAACATAAGGATTACCAAGAGGAAATATTAATTCTGGTGTAATTGGGTTTTGTAAAACTGTTGCACCAGCAGAGATACCACCAACACGACTTATTGGATCAATTGATGCGGTTCCAGTAATAAGTGCGGGGTATGAGGATTTTGTTGCTGTCATTAAAATATCAACATCTTTAATGCCAAAATTCAAAGCAAAATTTGATGATGTATCTGGTGTTGCAATCCAATTAGCATTTACTGTTGCTGTTTTTGTTACTCCATTGTAAGCAGTGATTGTTTTAAAATCGCCAGCATCAGTTCCAGAAGTGATAGAAATATCCACACCAACATACGCTGAATTAGCCACGGAGAATGTACTTGGTAATGTAATAGTATTGGCTGTTGCGGATACTGCATTTCCTGTCAGTGTGTTGTTTTGTACATTGTAAACATATGCTTTATAAACAAAGGTGTTTGCTGCATCAGTTGTGTTGGTATCGTATACTAAACCACGAATATAACCAGAACCAACAAGAGTTGAACTATATGCAATTGCTGATGCCACGTTAACGTTGGCTACTGGTACGCAGTGTAAATCTATTGTTTGTGTTGTTGTGGTATTACTTAATCCTGAAGAACCATTTGCACCACGAACCGTGTTAACATAAAAATAACTACCATAATTCATGAATATGGGATTGTTACCTTGTGATTCTGTGGTTCTTGCTCTATTAGTTAATAAATCAACTTGATCTGGATTTTCTGTTCTATAACCATGAACATATGCCAGACCTTTACCAATACTCATAAGATATGTATTGTTTGAACTATCTGCGGAATTTGTTCTTGGTGTTAATTTGAAATCTTGAACAACATAATCACCATTCGTTTCATAGTCACGTTTAGCAAAATAGTCATCAATGACGTTATAAACTGAACCGTCTACCAGTTTGGCAATATTACCACCTGTAATACGAAGTAATTCAATGAAGCCGTCATCATCACCCAAAGACAATGGACGAGTCTCCAACGCTAGTGAAATAAGATATCTATCTGCACCTGGTGCTTGATAGTTTGATGCCCCAATAGCTGGATCCAGAAGTGATGTGTCATCTACATAATCTCGAATTGTTTCTGTAATGTTTAGACCAACACGTAAACTAGGTAACTTGCTATACTTACTTAAAATAGTGGTTTGTGGGTTGACCTGAACAAAAGTACCATTTGAAATAACTATACCATCTGATCTGGTATAGTTAGATGAGATATAAAACACGCCTTGAGCAATAGAAACCACAGAACTTTGACCAGTTGCATCCAAAATAACAGCTTGAGCAGCTAAGTTTGAACCAGTATCATAAATAACATCACTGTCTGAAAAATGCTCTCCTGATGTATAAGAAACAATCAGAGTTGGTGGATCACCAACACCTTCAGTACCAGTAGGAGCCGCCACAGCAATAACACGAGCTAGAATTGTTCCCGTTGCATCTTGAACTAATTTACCTAAAAAATCAGTAACATCAATTGAAGAATTGTTGTAAGTTGATTGTAATTTTATATAATTACAATTTAAGTTTGTAGTTACTTGTCCACCAGTAACAGGCGAGTTTTGCTTGAAGATGTTATCAGCAAACTTAGTAATTTGATCTTGTAATATAGTCTGTGCCTGAGTTAATTCTCTAGCCTGAACAGCAAAGCCCGGTTTAAACAAAACTCGATGATAATTTTTTGCTGGATCGAAGTCGTCATAATAAGGATCAACATTGAAATTCAGAGGCATTTTATTCCTTTAATATTGTAATACAAATTTAAATTGTTCTATTCCGTCAGAACTTCTTTGTACACCACTTCTATTTTGAATATAGTTTATTCTTCCTGAGAAAGTAATAAAATCTGGTGTACTAACACTCAATAATGTTCTAGCTGTTCCTGACGAATTACCAAAAACAGGTGCATTGATTGTTGGATTTCCTGTTATATTTATGAGGTTAATTATATTTGATACTGAATCAAAACTCAAAACTTTTGCGGAAAAAGATGCTGAGGCTAGTGAAGATCCTTGATAAATGACTTCATCGTTCACATATGTTCCAAATCCAGACGCAACGACAAAATCAGTAGATGTTTTATATATGGTTGAATTTGCGAAATTTGGATATGTACTTCGAGCCAGAGGATTATTCAAAATTCCAACTTGACGATAATCAATATCTGTCGGTATATATCCTCCCTCCGAGCCATTAAATGTAGTCGTTAACATAATATGACTACAACCTAATTCCGTGACAGCATCAAATCCATGTCCTCCAATTGGCGATATTGGCGCAATTACATTAGCACCTGCACCTGAACTAGAAACAATATTGATTGTAGCGAAAGAATAGTTAGTACCCGGATTTGTTACAACAACGTCAGTGATTGTGTTATTAGAAGATATTACCGATGCAACTGCACCTGAACCATCACCTGTAATTGATACAGTGATAGTTGAGTTGGAAGGATTGTAGCCTGAACCACCATTTATCACATTGATTACCTCAATATCACCACAACCAGCCGATGTTGATAAGGGATCTAGTGTGGTTTCAAGAATAGGAACTGGCATCCATACGGAGTCCATAAATCTTGTTTTATTTCCAATATCTATTGTGTAGATATATTTCCACTTATAACCGTCAGCACCTTTATAAATGTTATTTGTGCCGTATGTTCCTGGTTGAAAATATGGTTGTTCTGTGGAATCTCCACCATTATTATTCCATAAACATTTAAACACCTGATCATATTGATTTCTTACATAAAAATGTAAGTTTAAGAAACCATTATCATCCTTTGAAAGCATATCAATATCATCACGATAATAATCATATACTGCACCACTTTCCCAATCAATTCTTTCTGTTATGATTGCAATATCATTGGACTGAATCTTTTTTACAACAAACATATTTTTATATACATTCTTTAAATATGCTGTATCTTGTGTTGGTTCTTCTGGATCCAAATCGGTTGACCAAGGATCAATACGAGAAAGAAAACAATAAAGACTGTTGATTACTTGACCAGAAGTTGGCAAAATAGCAACAGGTGAAAAATAGTCTTGCTCAATCTGAGTGACTTTTGCGTTATATGTGAGTATGTTTTTATTTGCCATGATCTATTTATTAAGCGTGAATGACAGCAACGAGGGTATTTGCAAGAGTTCCATCAATACACATATATCTTGCCAGAATTGATGATGTTCCTGGTATAGTCCAAGTTGTCGAATTTGTTGTTGAATTTAATGCAGAAACACCATGCGTGAATGTCTGATTTCCTCCTGCTGTGTTTGTTACCCACAATTCGACAACTTTACCTACAGTAAAATTACTCAATGTTACTGTTAATCCTGTGGATGTCTGAGCACGAAGAACTGAATTATTTGCAAAGTCTAATGTGATTGCTGTCTGAACACCAGGATATACTGTTGGAGTGTAAATGAATCCTTTTGTTGGATTAACAACACCAGCGAATGTTACTGAATCTGCATTGAATGATGCAATTTTTTGTATTGTATTTGATCCTGTTGGAGTATTCCAAAACTGAATTTGTGTACCTCTATTAGTATCACTGAAATTCTCTGTCGCAACGAAATCAATTTTAGTAGGACTAGATGAAGGAAATTGTGTTCCTGTATATCCATTACCAACGATTCTCATCATAACATCGTTAGCTAATGTTGCGGCTGGTAAATCAGCAGAACCACGACCCATACGACCTACTACTACAGGATATGTATTTGCTCCAAAACTATCAAGTACAACTCTTGTTACAGAATTTGCTTTACCTGTAACTTGTAACATATAATTAGTATTTGAAGGTGCAACAACCGCAGCATTGTTACTTGCTGTTATATTGATTAAAGCTGTATTTGAACTAAAATTCGAATTATTAAAATCAATATAACTTTGTGTAACTACATTACCTGTAATTGTCAGATCACCAGCAAAGATACCAGTAGTATTTGCAAGAGCATTGTTTGCTTTATTAAATGCTGATTGAGCTAATACGTTTGCACTATTTGCTTGTGTGAATGATGCATTTATACTTGTATTTTGTACAAGATTAATTGCTTGTATTACTACAGTATTTGCAGCCGCAGTATTTGCAACAGCAAACGCAGCAATTGAATATGCATTAGATGCTGCGGCAGTTGATTGTGTCGTTCCATCAGAAAATGTAATAAATGATTGTGTATTCAAAACAAAACTATTGGAAGTCATTCTCGCAACAACGTTAGCCGCAGAACCACCACCAACAATAAATTTCAACTGTGTATTTGATGTTGTAGTACCTACAATTAAGTTACCACCATTTGATCCAGCAGTTCCTTGAACATATAGGTAACCATCTTTAGGATTAATAGAAGTGCCTATGTTATTGAACTCAGAACCAGGTTGATAGTTTTTATTTGCATAACCCATATCAATGAAGTTTGCAGAATCAGTGCCACCTGAACCTGTATTTGCAGTAACAACAATGTCAGCAGTACCACCATCGTTTGTGTTCACCAAGTTTGTTTGAATGTATGAATTCCCACTCAAAGAAAATTGTGCAATTGTATTAGGTAAATTTTGATGATTTACACCAACATTAAGTATTTCATTTGAATATAGTCCTTGCGCCAAAGTGTGTGCGGTCATTTTGCCCGTCACCCCAGATGAAATATCCACACCAGCAAATAGTGTATTTGCGGTATTTGCATCAATATCGTCGATTGATGGTAGTTGAGAGATTTTTACAGTACTCATTTGTTATCCTAAGAGAATGAAATCGCCATCTTCTGTTATTAATGAATCCCCAGACTCAGTTATAATCTGTGGGTAATATTGTGTTCCTACTGGTCCATATAATATGACATTGCCATCATATGTAGACAATGTTCTTGATACAGACAAGAATGAATTGGCATTACTTGATAAATTGCTTGTTAAAACGATTTTATTGTTTATGTAATCAACACTCGATACTGTCTTTTGTGCATTATTTGCAACAAGAACAATATCGCCAGATCGAACAATATCTTTTAATGGATACTGCGTGTTACTGTAAATTCCATTATTAATAATATTATAGGAATTTGTCAACGTTCGAATATTTATGACATTACTACCTGAATTTGCAGTCACATTTGCCACATTTGCAAAAGCTAACCATACATTATCTTTTAATGTTACTGTATTTGCAATTGGATCAAATGAAGTTATTTCGGAATGAACTTTATCGTTATTCGATGTAACAAAAGATAATATAGTATTTGCAAAAATGAATCCGGAAATATTTGCGCCAGCCAAGTTATTCAGTTGTACAATATTATTACTGGGATTACTGAATGTTGCAGACATAGTAACATTAGAACCTGCTGCACCAGTATAATACGACAACGGTAAACCTGTATTTAAAACATTTAAAGCTTGGAAATTCATTGCATTATTAGACTTCATTGCAAAACGACCAAGTACTTTCATACCTGTAGGATGCAATAAATTAAGTAATGTGGATCTGTACTTCTCAATTTCTTTTTCTAGTGTAATCTGGTAAGTATAGTTATTGAAATTTGTACTTTGTAATACATCAAACGAACTAGGTTGACCAGTAGTATCTAAGTATTGTCCTTGACTAATTACCAAACCATTTAAGAAAAATGCGTTAGCTTTTGCAGATCCATCACCATAAGTGATAACACCGTCTGAATTATATCTTGTTGCACTAGTGTTCAAAGTCGGATATTGATTCGACATATTCATTACAATACTCTTTGTATCTACCTTGATCGGTAAACTAATATTAGGTAAAGAGTTGTAGTTATATACTCTTAGATTATATAATGACTGTTCCACATTAGCAAATGCGTATACTTGATTTATCGAAGATACTGTTGCAAAATATACTGCGTTTGCATATGATGTACCTTGATAAACAATATCACCAGTCTTTACAATATTATTGATTAATACATTACTAACAATGATATCCTGTACTTTCAATGATACATTAGGTGTTGAAACATAATCTTCACCAAATTCGGTTACATTAATTGTTGTAATTGTACCAACACGATCAGTAATTGCACTGAATGTTGCACCATCACCTAAAATACCAGATACGTATAAGGATGCATTTGAAGCCTGTACATTTGATGATGTGACTGTTAGTGTGGGTAATGAAATTGATGTATAGCCCATACCACCAAGAGGGTAACGATTTGGATACTCACCTTTTTTATAAACATAACCAACTGATGTAATCGAACCTGTTGCATTGACGGTCAATACGTTTGCTCTGGCTCCATTACCTGTACCACCAATAAAATTAATTACATCATTTGCTACGTAACCTTTGCCGCCTGCAACAATTTGAATTGGTGCAAGAATACCCAAGTTTTTAAGATCACCATAAGCCTCATCAACATCAGATTCATAAAGTGATGAAGCTGTAATTGATGGTGGTGTTGAAATTCCACCGCCACCATTTTGAACAATTACGGATGAAATAGGATAAGTTGAAAATGCTAAAAAAGTAAAGGCATTAGCTAAAGACGTATTTGCGTTAGCTGTTAAGTTATTTGCAAATTGGTATTTTTGTTGTGTCCACAATCCAGTAGCTGGGTTGTAAGTGTTTGCGCCAGAACTTGTCGCAATATTTCCAATATAATGAAAACGTTTCAGTGAAATGTAATCTCTAGGTATAAAAGCTACGTTTGCCGTAGAATTTGCGGCAGGATTAAAACCACCAGGTACGGCAAGTGCTCCTCCACCGTTAGTAATATTGATTGTTGTTTTTGTATTTGCATTAATTAATGCATACCCAAATCCACCAGAATTGACTGTAATGCGTTGAATTGCACCAGCCGTAGTTGTACCCACCTTTGCAGATGCACCAAGTCCATTGGCAGAATTTAGACCATTATAAACAATGACTGGATCACCAGGCTGGTAATAATTACCTCTATTACTTGGATCAATCTTAATTTGACTAATTTGACCAACAATTTTAGCTCTAAGTGGTTGACCACCAAATAAAACATCTTGGTTATTTGAATCAACAACACGAATGAACTCACCAGATTGAAACAATCTTTGAATATTCGAAATGAATACTTCAATTTTTGTTCCAGCCAATACTGAATTTTCAATTGTTGCAATAGATTTCGTTGTTTCACCAAAGAGTCTTAGATTATTGGTATTTAAAAAATTGATATTGTTAGATGCAAGTTTCAAACTTCTGGCAACATACCACTTACCAGCCGAAGCTCTTAGAACAGCATCTTTTGTGTAGAAGAAGTCTACATCCGAATTATAAAGAACTCTAAAAAGAAATTGATAAGATGCTGGTGTTCCTTTTGTTTTGTATAACTCTTTTGCAATTTTTGTAACTTTCTGTTTATCTGCTAATATTTCTTTTGGGAAATAAGGTAAAAAATCATTATAAAGATAGTCTAAAAATTGATCAGTTGTATTATCAATATCCCAATAATTTGTTAGATTTTTAGATACATCAGTAACATTTCCAGATTGTTCCATCCATTCATAATAAGCCTGTAAAAACAGGGTAAAATTTTGATATGATGGGTCTGCCCGAATAAATTCAGGAAGTTGTGATGGTATCAGTAGCGATGTTTTATTGTTATTTGGTATCATGTATTTTTAGTAATAACATTTACTGTGATAGCAGTTGGATCGAACGGATCAATTGTAATGATTCTATTATATGTGGATGATATAATCGAGGTCGAAGGATTTGCGGTTACTGTTAGTTGACCCAATGCATTATCTACATTAATTGGTCCGAATGAATTCAATGTAATTAAACCATTATTGTAATCAATTGTTCCAATATTTTGGTTGAATATTGTCTTAACATTTGTTGTATCATTGTAATAAGTTCTAAGTGTACCGGTTCTACCGGTTAGATTCACAACAACCGCACCTAGTTGACCTGTTGTATCTCCAGATTGTGCCGTTACTGTGGCTATAGCACTGGTATAACCAGTTCCAGCATTATCAATAACAATATTAGAAATACTTCCATTATTAACTACGGCGTGTGCTGTAGCACCAGTTCCATCTCCTAAGATAGTGATTTTTGGTGCGTATTGATAATTGAAACCTGGATTAATAACTGAAATTGATTCTACACCACCTGTCGATGAAGGAACTTCTTCGATATAAATGCCATCAATAATATTTGATAAATTTGTTGCATCTCTAAATTGCAACGCAGGTGTGGAAGATACACCACTCAAAAACATTCCTTTTTCTAATGGAACATTATAACTCAACTTATATGTTGTTGGTGTAGCTAAATTAGGAAAGAATTTCTTTTGCAATTGTGTGGTAAATTCACTTGTGATAATCGACTTATCATAATTTTGAATAGCCGTTAAAACATCAAATGTATTAAATGTTGAATTGAATGTGTTTAAGTTTGTCGTGGCATAATTTTGTATTGCAGTAGTAACACCATTTTGAATTTGTGAAGAAGATAGTGTAGTTTTTGATGGATTATAATAAACATTAACAGTAAGTTTGATGTAAGTATAGTCTGGATCAACAATTGTTGGTGTGACTGTCAGTACACTAATTGGTTTAATAACCTCTTTTATCAATCTTTCTTTTTGAGTTTCAGTAATATTGTATGCACCAGTTGGTTTCATAGACACAAAAACTTGTCCGTAAACTGGTGGATCATTTTCTTCTCCACCCCAAACGTTCACCGAATCAAATGTGATACCTAAATTATTTCTCTGAATAATAGAAATATAATCATCTTTACTGACTGCACGATTCTGTGAGGAGTATGCTTTAGGTGCTTGATACTTAATAGACTCAATGGATTCTTTGGCTGAACCACTGGAAGCTGATGCGACAGGAGTAATATTATAACTTGTAAATGAAGGAAAACTATCCATCAATACAAAATTATTGGCACCTGCTGCTGATGATCCTTCTGTAGAGACATAAGAAACTTGTATAATATTACCGTCTGATAATTTTCTACCAAGAATTCCGTCACCAAAGTAAATTTGATAATAACCAGTCAGACTTTCTTGCAAGAAATAAACATTAGATTCTGAATCTAATGTAAGATAATCTGTTGCATTTTGATAAATGTCATAACTTGTATTTGAAGATGACTGTTGTACAAGTACCTCGATTGTTGAAGTATCAATATTTGCATCAGGTACTTCAAATGTATACGATGGGTTTGTTGTACCATTAACAGTAAAAGAATATGTTGTTGGAATACCTTGTTTCAATATCACATTATTAAGTGTAACAACGCCACCTGAAGTGTTGTTTGTATATGAGTCTGTAGTCACAAAATTATAATTGACCCCATCAATAGGAACAGACATAAAGTTTGTGAATTTTGGTAATGTAAATGAACTATTTGCTACACCATTGGCCTGAAAATTGATTGTTGCTGAAGATGCAACAGCTGATCTTGGTGTGTAATTCAATAGTTTTGCGTGTGATACAACTGATGATCTTTGTAATGATGAGTCTAAAAACATCTCATTTGCAACCATATTCAGATAATAAGCATTATATTGTGTATTATATGCCAACACATCTAGTAACACCGACATGGCAGAACCACTAAAGTTATAATCTTTAAAGGTATCCTGAGTTTGTAGATAATTAATAAAATTAGACTTGATTGAACTGAAGTCTAGATTTGTGATTTGAATATTTGTGTTAGATGCCATTATCTGGACCTTTGAAGAAGTAGATTTACCGCTGTAGGTGTAGAATTATTTCCTATGAAAAAAGATAACGAAACTGAATATTTGTTATTGTCCTCATCAGGAGTAACCTTAATATATTCAATTGCCACTCTAGGTTCATAGTTTTTGATTACATTTGATATTTCATTCTGTAACAAAGATGCGGTCAATGCATCCACATTTTCAAATAATAATTTAGTTAAATTTGATCCAATTTCTGGTTGAAATAGCCTATCATAAAAATTTGTTAGTAAAAGATTTCTGACCGAGCGAATTACCGACTTTTCATCATAGCTCAAGGCAACATCGTTCGTAACCGGCAAGCGATTAAACGTTAAATCTAAATCTGAGTATATTTTTTTTAGTGTGGCCATGTTTTATTTATGATGTGTTTGCCGCACTATTGGCGGTATTTGCTGAAATTTTAGCTATCAAACTAGGTGAACCAATTACATTGTTGATTAATCCAGTTTTAGTATTACCCATAGCACTAAAACCACTTAAAAACATATAATTTTGCAAGGTTGTCATAGATGTGCTATAAAAGAACCAATCTTGTGATCTACTATTGTATAAACTTGATTGCACGTTAGTTAAGTCATTTGCAACGTTAAAACACATACTAGATGTTACGTTTCCTGCTGTATTTGCGATAACAATTACGTTTGCATCGTTTGCTATGGTTAATGTGTTTGCAGTTAATATATCATTAATAAACAAACTTGTCATACAACCTAATGTGGAAACAGCATTAGAAATACCATCTGTCTTATTTAACAACATTGTTAATTGAGTGCCTGAACCAATAATCATATCATAAGTTGGTATTGTATATGTTCCAATATTTGCGGATACACCTGAAACATTATTTGTATGTGAACCAAAAGCAGAAACTTCAAGTAAACAATTGTTCGCAGAAAGTGCTAAAGCATTGGCGGCATTTGCTAAGTCGCCATTTAAAGGTCCTGCACCTGTATTTGCAGAATTAACATTTGCAATAGCAACCGCAGCAGCATTAATTAAAATCAAATTATTTGCCATTGAAGTACAGAAACCAAATGTTGGATTCTGAAAATAATCTGTTTTAACTATTGAACCGTTAGCAAGATCACTAATTTGCCATGGTGCAAAATTAGTTGTATTTGACACTAAATTTATAGTGTTTGATTGATCTGAATTTAAATTGATTAAAGAACCAAATCTACTATTATCAAAACTGTAATTAAAATTATTAAAAACACCCATAATATCTCCAATTATAAATTATACAACACTTGAACCGTTTGGTGGAGGAGAAGTTGGTCCACCACCTGAAGGTGCAACATGATTATGCGTTCCACTAAAAAGTCGCCAAATTGCTAAAGGACCAAATATATCAGAAGTTATTCCAGCAAGAGTAACGCCTGCTTTTTGTAATGGCGCTGTTTGACTCGTAGTAGATGTTGTTATACCTGTAGGAATAAGAGGACCTGGTGTAGCAAATCCAATATTAGCACCACCTAAAGTTTCTAAACCACCTGTTGCAAATACTTTAGTAAGTGCTTGAACGCTTGTTTTTGACGTTACAGAACCAGCAGTTATTCCACCAGAAACTATCAATCCACCAGTAATAATCACGTTGGCACCAGTATTTAATAGAATACTCTTTGATTGTCCGGGTAATTGACCGCCGGCGGAGATTGCAACTGTTCCTTCTGAAGCAACATCTAGATTACCTGTAACATGAATTTTCGCATCTTGACCCGTTTTAGCATATAGTGATCCATCAACTTGTATGTTAGAATCTCCATATACATGAAGCTTTGAATCGTTATGTATTTCAATATTACAAACGCCTTGAATGACTACATTCTCATCATTAACAACAATAGAGAAGTTATTACCATACACTCTCTGTTCATAGTCACCATTTGGTTTCATATGAATCATCGTGCCTGTTTTACCATGTTGAAATAGAATTCTTTCTTTTGTGGGTGTGTCATCCATTAAAAGGAAATGCCCAGATTCAGTCTGTTTCACATTAATAAAAGGATACGTTCCAATTTCGATTGGTTCTGTGTACCATATACTTCCAGCTGGTGCTTGAATCATATTAAACTACCTTAACTAAAACAGTTGGTGTGAAAGAAGTTTTTGCGTTTATTAATGAACCTTGAACTGTTGAAACAGCCGAGGTTATATTATTACTTAGATTACCACCCAAATTGTTAACATTTGTAACAATATCTTTAGCTCCGTCAGCAACCTGTTGTGTATATGTTTGAGCTGCTGCCAAATTAGATTGTAATTGTTGATACTGTGTCAATAATCCACCAGTACTAATATTGAGTGAACCAGATAAAGCACTGGCTAATCCTGCTGCCAATAATCTCACACATTCACTTAAAGCATTTGCTATTAGTAATGGTAATGATGCAATGAATTTAAGAATTAAGTTTATATATTGTTGCACTTGTATGATCGTCACAACAATATCATTGTATATACTGAGAACATAATTAACGACTTCTAATATACCAGCAATATAAGATGCAACATCTTTAATTAATTGTACCAAAGGACTGGCCAAACCCAGTGCGTTTTCAATGGCACTTCTGATTGTTGCAATAACTGCTTGCATTGCTGCACTCTTTAATAAAATATCCATCTTCAGTACTGGTGTACCTAAAGATGTTTGTGATATTTTTACGACTTGACCTTTTGAATTTAAACTATATCTAGTTACATTCTTAGTTGCAGGAGCACCAAAAGGTTCGCAAATGTGAAATACATTTGAATTTGAAAAAGCAATACCTGTGTTAGCAATCAGTCCTCTAGCTAAATTGGAGATTGTAGCATTTCCTTTAAGAATAGCATCTCCTATATTTCTTACTTCAGGAGGAACATTTTCACTTATGCTATTATAATTACTTGGATTTTTTTGCGTTAATGCTAAATTAACAATAGTAGCCATTTTATATCCTTAGTTATTCCGATACATACTGATTTGGACCAACCGTCACTGGTGATGTATTATCACCGACACCACTATCAACTTGACTAACACCAGGAAGAACACCCATTATTATAGGATATTGGCCAGATTCACCATCCATAAAGAAACCAACAACCCAATCATGTTTTTTCATTGGTGAAAAAGAATCGGATGAATTTGTTGGCAACATAGCGGATGCCCATGGTAAATCTGAATCTTCTATTTCATCTCCGTACCATCCAAAGATACGGACACGATATCTAGACATACCTAATTCATCCGCACGATCTACAATTTCACCAACCCACCATACAAATCCATTTAGACCTGCAAAGTTATTAGTAACTTTTGACATTATATATTTCCCTTAGAGGTATTTTTCCACAGAGATGAAGAATTATCCGTTTGTGGGTACTGTGTTGGCACACTTTCTTTTGTTATTTCTAGAATAGTTATATATTCCGTCAAACCAATTTGATGTTTAACAGCAGTTATCAAGTAATTTCCGGAATAATATCTATCCGGATTAGAACTATCTGGTTGTTTTGTTGTTAGATCAAAGGTTATAATACCACCAACAGTCAAAGTAGGATCACCAGGAACAGATATTTTCAATCTTGTGTAATTTGCAAGAGCTAACTGTGCAGTTCTATATGGTATGTAAGTTTCTGCAAAAATATCAGGTGCGCTGGCTGAAGCTGGAGCACTAGAGATATAACTATTAAATTTTGAATCAAAATTAGAAAATACCAATTTAGTTACAGCTTGTGGTGTCTGATTCAACCCGTCACCAAACCTATTTGTAAAATTGTTGGTGATTGGATAGTTGTTTAATTTCTTTGATTTGTTTTGATAATCATTATAATCAAAATTGGTTACTTTTCTTTCCCTAGTAGTTGGATTAACCGATATCAATTGATTTGCAAATATTCCAGAATGAATTGCATCTAACGAATCGAATGAATTTAAAATTTCATATGTGATAACGTTGAATACTGAATAATTTATATCTGAAAAGTTAACGTTTTTTGGTTTGTATGTGTACGTTCTAAAAGGTGATTGCAACATCATTGTTTGCAATGATCTAAAATTATACCCGTCTTTATTTTCATAGAAAACCATATCTGCACCAGGATTTGATGGATTTGGTCTTGCGTATATTGATATCCAATTGATTGCATCAAATGGACTAATCGTAGGCAACGTAAAACTGTAATTGCCATATGATGGTTCAATAGTATTGATTCTATTTGGTGATACTTGCAAATAGTTTTTAAGTATGTCAGTAACCATGTTTGAAACTGTTTCTGACTTGTACACTTTAGAAATCTTATATTGTGAAGATAACAATAATTCTTCTGAACAGAAATGCAACGTATAAGATTCTTTGTAAGTTGTACCTTCAAGTTTTCTATCGGATAATTTAAATACCCGAAAAACTTTATCTATTTGATTAAAAGATTCACCAGTTTTACTGAATGTCAATCTAAGGAATTCATTTCCCATCATAGCAAGTGTTTCAATATAACCCATTGCTTCTGTGATAACGACATAACCATAACTAACATTATTGAATAAATCTTCGGTATACCCAATCTCAATCATCATATTCTTGAGATCGAAGCTTGAGTCAGCCGTAAGTAATAATAAATTACTTATTGCATAGTCTTTGGAATTTAAAATACCAGTAGCCAATTTAACTTCCCATCAAAGAAGTTAACTGCTTTTCAAAATCCGATGCGTACTCACTGTTTATGAGTTTAATATTACGTTTTGCTTCGTTTTTTTCAATCTCATAATCGTAGATACTAACAGGTGTTTTTGTTGTTGTTTGTGTCACATAATTACCATCTGAAAATGATTGAGTTACAGTACCAGTTTGCGTTGTATTATAAGTAAATACATCAATTACGATAGTTCTTGTTGTTGTTTCTAGAGAAGCAGGATCATATGTCGCAATTGTTTTTCTATATTCTTGTACTGTACCTTGTGTATAAGACAATACAGTTGAAGAATTGGCCGCAGCTGAATACTTATCGTTCAAGTAAAGTTCAAATTGTTGACTCGTTAATGGCCACTCAAATTGCGGATCTAAAATTTGATTTGCAAAAAGAACCAACCAATAACGATATGAATCTCCATAATATTTGTGTGCGATAACCTCGGGAGAATCACCATCTTGAATATCATAACTATAAAAAATCAAAGGATTATTTAACAGAGCAGGTATGATTTCAGCCCTAGCCATTATGTTTGTTAACAATATGGCATTGTTTCTATAATCTGTCGTGATGACTTTAGGTAAAGTTTCGAAATATTTCATTTTATCTTCTTATATCTACTTCAGAATAACCACCACCTGAATTGATTGTAGTGCCAAATCCTTTAAAATGATCTCGTGTAAGCATATCCAATTCTTTAAATGAAAGGTTCACCTGTCTTTGAACCATTGAACCATCATCATATGCCGCAAAACCGTTTGGACTATCATTAACATCAATTGAGGTGAGAACACATTTACCATATTTTGGTAAAACTGTGCTCTCTTGACCGTTGACATAAAACTGAATACCAAATACTGATGGAGGTGTCAAAAACATACTATTTGTTGGATTTCCAGGACTAGCCAAGCTCGGCGAAGAATAGAATCTAAATTGATTTACAATGTTATTAACTGTTTGTGCTTCTTCTTGTGATTTTGGTGTGAAAGTAAACGTCAATTGAAATGATCGAAGTCCTGTACCACGATAAACCATCTGCACTTGTGGATTAAGTGCGTATCCGTTTGCCTTTAATAATAGTGAACCGATATTTTGAAAATTAATACCACCACCTAAATTATTGAATAAGTTAGTCGCAGCTTGAATTACTCCAGGATCACTACCTAGGTTATTTCCTTCTTTTAGATTCTCCCAATCAAAAGTACCTTTTTGCACGGCTGATTCAATAGCTCTCAATGTTTGTACAGTTTGTCCCAAATCTTTAGTTAAACTCATTTCATCATAACTTGCATTATAAGTTGCGTTTAGTGTGTCTGGCATATACAAAGAAATACAAGATTTTATTTGTGTTAATGTTGGACTGAATTTTAAAGAATCTGATGCTAATATGGTTGTTGCAACAGCAACGCCTCCTGCGGCACCTACTGCACCAACAGCTGCACCGGGAATTGTGCGAGCTTCTTTTATTGCATATGCACCAGCCGCCACACCCACAACAGCACCGGCAGTAGTTGTTTTTTCACTAATTGATATTGTTGAATCTGTGTTATATTTTGCTGTTTGTATATCATAGATGTTAAAGGTTACCCAATGATTCTTTTTATTTTTATCAAGGTTTCCACCCAAGTCGGCTGGATATCTCTGCACTGATAACCCTTGGTTTGCAGCTGTGCTAATCAATGATCTTAATGGACCAGTAACACCAGTATTTGTGCCAAAAGCAATCTGTTCTGTTATTTCTACGGCGGCCATTTATAACCTTCTTAATTAATTTGTTATACATAGTATTTATATGGCTTATTCAGGACAATTCAAACCAAGAAATCCCCAGAAGTATATGGGTGATCCAACCAATATTATCTATCGCTCATCTTGGGAGTGTAAAGTTATGTCATGGTTAGATAATAATCGTGACGTTATCTCTTGGTCATCCGAGGAAGTGATTATTCCTTACAAGTCACCTGTCGATGGTCGTTTTCACAGATACTTTCCAGATTTCCTTGTGAAGGTTAGAACAAAAGATGATAAAATAAACACTATACTCATAGAAGTAAAACCAAAAAGACAAACTTTACCGCCAATTCCAAAGAAACGAGTGACTAAACAATTCATTAATGAGGTTGCAACCTATGGTGTAAATCAAGCCAAATGGAAAGCAGCCCAAGAATATTGTTTAGATCGCAAATGGGACTTTAAAATTATTACTGAAGATGATCTAGGACTATAACTAAATACCTATATGGCTTCCAAACTCACAACCCTCGCTCAGCAACATAAAGCTCTCGACTATCAATTGTTGTCGAGAAAGAGTACCGACTGGCTAAAAGATCAAGTTAAAGCTATCAGAAACCCAAGAAGGGTTGTCGCTGATATAGTCAAAGAGAAACAGAGAAGTGGTGGTCGATTTGTCACCGGTGGTTTGTATTTCTTTTGTTATGATCCGAAATATGCAAATACATTACCATACTATGATATGTTTCCTCTGGTATTGGTATTGGAGAAGTACCCGGATGGTTTTATGGGTCTAAACTTACATTATTTACCAATTCCAGTCAGAGCTGCGTTTCTGGATCAACTTTTAGACTATGCTTCCTATAATGACGAGGACGAGATTAAACGAATGAGAGTAACTTATAACATACTCAATGCATCTAGACGTTTAAAAGCGTTTGGACCGTGTTTAAAACGTTATCTATACAATCATACGACTTCTAGGTTGCTGAAGGTTGAACCGCATGAGTGGGAAACAGCACTATTTTTACCAGTGGAACAATTCCAAAAGGCAAACAAGAGAACCGTTTTTGCCGAATCAGTACAAGAAATGAACAAGGTTTAAAAAATGCCAGCAAATATTTCAGATTTTATGAGTAGTTTCACAAAAGATTTGGCCAGACCTAATAGGTTTGAAGTTTTCATACCTCCAGTAGGTAGATTGCAACTAACAAATTCAAAATTGCGATGCGAAACGGCTGAATTGCCAGGTAGAACATTTTCAACCATAGAACAAAAATTTGGTTCAAATCCACTTGAAAAATATCCTTACCACACAATATATAATGATTTATCATTAACCTTCATCGTTTCTGGAGATATGGCTGAGAAGAATTTTTTCGATTCATGGATGGAATTAGTTGTTCCATCAAGTAATTTTAATCCAAAATATAAAAAAGATTATATTTCTGAAATAACAATAGTACAATATGATTTACAAAATAATCCAACATATTCTGTAGATTTGATAGACTGTTATCCAATATCAGTTAATCAATTAGATTTAGACTGGTCATCGGATGGTCACCACAAGTTAACAGTAGTTTTTGCATATACTTATTGGACAAAAACACCAAACCTTCCACTAGGTGCTTTTCCTGTTCTACCATAAGTAAATTTGAATTATATTAGGAGAATACATAATGGCTTTGCCAAAAATTGATACACCAATTTATGAACTTGAATTACCACTATCAAAGAAAACTATTCGATTTAGACCTTTCTTAGTCAAAGAACAAAAGAATTTATTGATGGCAATGGAATCAGATGATAAAGATACCATTGAGAAAAATATAAAACAAGTTTTACATAATTGTACCTTGACAGAAAATATTGATATAGATTCATTACCAATTATTGATGTTGAATACTATTTCATTAACCTTCGAGCAAGGTCTGTTGGTGAAATTGTAGAGAATAGGTATCGTTGTGAGAATGTTGTTGAAGATAGAACCTGTAACAACATGATGGATGTTGAAATTAACCTTTTAGATATTAAGGTTGATAGAGATGAATCAATTAGTGATTCTATTCAGTTAACTGACAGAATTAGTATAAAATTAAAGTATCCAGAATTTTCTGTGATAGGTTCTTCAACTAAATTTGACAACACCACAGATATGGCATTCAATATGATTGTTGAAAGTGTCGAAAGTATCTTTGATGGAGAACAATACTTTTATGCCAATGAGACCGAACCAGGTGAAATCGTAGATTTTCTTGAGTCTTTGAATCAACAACAATTTAAAAAGATAGAAGAATTCTTTGAGAATTTACCTAAGTTAAATAAGAAAGTAGAATTCAAATGTCGTAAATGTGGATTCGATCATAAAATTACAGCGGAGGGGCTAGAAAGTTTTTTCGTCTAACATTTCGTCATGACAATCTGAAGAATTACTATAAAACAAACTTTTCAATGATACAACATCACAAGTATAGTTTGTTTGAACTTGAAAATATGATACCTTGGGAACGTGACATTTATGTTGCTATGCTTATTCAATATGTTGAGGAACAAAACGAAAAGATTAAGCAAAGACAAAGATGATTCTACCCCAAAAAAATGAAAAACCAAAAGTATCCGATTCTATGCAGTCAGTAATGACTGGCTTGGGGTCCAAACTTCAGCCTAAAACTATGGCTCAAAGTGCTCTTGGTAATAGCTTCCAGAAAACTGGAACCATACCAAATCTTATTGGTAAAAATAAACCTATACAACCAGAAAAAAGTACCAAAGTTGGATCAGTCGATGCATCCTTCTATACGACTGTCGCCTCAGGCACAT